AAGGAAACTGCTGAAAAATTATACGGTTTCGTAAATCAAAGCCAAACTAAAAAGTAAGCAATTAAGACTTACAGAGATGCCCGAGAAATCGGGCATTTCCTATTTGACTTTTAAAATTAAATATGCTACTATTTAAACTGTCATTGTAATTATGGGTGATCCATGAAAAAGTACAGTTTGTTGATAGCATTGTTTTTAGTAGGCTGCGGGGGTGGTGGAGGAAGTAACCCTACACCCCCAATAACAGTTAGTCCTACAGTACAACCAACAGCCATTGTTCCCGCATGTACTGATCCGCACAAGTCTGACTATCCACAAGCATACAATGGTTGGAGACCTATTCCTAAACCAACACAACAACTACCCAACAGTTATCAGCGTGGCATTAGTTTTAAAGACTATTACCCTGGATGGGTATATGATAATGCCAAGGGTTCAATTAAGAACTGCACCAAAGATGAGTATGTAAAATTGATGTATACTCAATCGTTAGACTTAATGAAGGCTAACGGTGTTACTATGACATGGCTTTATAATTTTGGTGCATGGAACAGTACAGGTACTACTTGGGTAGTTGACAAAGCAAATTACCATATCCCTGAACCTATTGTAGAATTTATTGTAGCAGAAGCCAAGAAGAGAAACATTGATGTTTATTATGCTTGGCAATTTACTACGTATGACACTGCTAATAATACTCTAGTAAATCTAGGTGAGCAAGTCTCTACTGAAAAACTTAATAAAATCTTAGATGCACATCAAAAGCAAGTAATTGAAATGGCTAGGTTCGCACAACGTATCGGCATTAAAGGTATTGCTGCCGACTGGAATGCAATGAACTTAGGAAACTTGCGTGATCCAACTATTAATGAAGTTTATATCAATCGTTTCAGTACAATCATTGACGATATACGCAAGAACTATTCGGGGCAGATTACTTGGGGGCAGATTGGACATATAGAAAATGATCCTAGAATCTTAGATAAGATCGATGCTGTGCATCTAAGTTTAGGTGGTTCTATTTTGTCAGAAGTAGAAAATATTAATCTATCGCCTGAGATTGTAAAGATTGCAATTGAAAAGCAAATTTACGGAATGAATCAGGCATACAACTGTATTTCACCTCATAACTGTAGGCACGTGAATAATAGAAAAGTTCCCGTGTTTTTTGAAATCAGTGTACAGAGTAGAGACAAATATTTTACACATGGTTGGGTAGAAGATGGATTTTGTGTAGAAGGTACTACTCCTGCAGGAACAAAGACAGCATGTGTTCAAGATACCTACGTTACTGATTTTGCAGTACAGGCAATTGGCATTGAGGGCATTCTTAAAGCAATTATATCTCAGCAAGATTTTACAGTTAAAGGTGTAAACTTTCATACAGCATATTGGCATAGTAACACACTTGCTCCCGGTTACGAGGGTTTCCCAAACTTGTCACAGAGTATTCGTGGGAAGCCTGCTGAAAAGATTGTCAAATACTGGTTTACAGGTACTTGACAAATAATCCAAAATCTAGTATATTCAGACACATGAACGACAATGACAGAGATAGTGCCAACTACAAGGTTCTTGCAGGAATCATGCAAGAATCCGGAGTAGACGGCCTAAAATCTTGGTACCTAGATCAGCCCGAGGAACGTAAGGAATATGTCAGGGAACTATTAGGTAATTTGTCTAAGGAAATCAATAACTTACGTAGTGCTGATATAGTGAAATTTCCTCAAAAATTTCGGATAATTCCGGGAAAAAAGGCTTGACATTTAATCGTTTTGGGCATACAATACATGTATTGACACTGAGAAAACGGAGAAACGAAATGGCTACTGCAATTTACGAAGCATTGACCGAATCTGAAAAGCGTGAAGTTCGTTGCTATGGTTGCACCGAAGCACAAATGCGTGAGGCAGTTGAGCGTAGCATTACGTTCCGTTTCAGTGGTGCTGGCATGATGGCTATGAGCATCCTGAGCGATGCGCAGGAAATGATCAACACCGAGTACGGCGAGGTTGACAGTATGCGGGCTGAGGACGCCCGTCAGGCGATCAATCGTGCTAAGTGGATTATTTCTACATATTGCATGCCCCAGGCTTGACAATAAATGGGTTTGGGTATATAATACGTAGTATTGAAACTGATAAACAGGACTGACAAATGAACTGCAATGTGACTCTGACTGCTGACGAATTCAAGACCCTGCACAACGCCCTGTATGCTCTGGGTAACGTGGACAACGAGCAGGTTGCACAACAGGTCGAAATTATCCGTGGCGCTCTCAAGGGTGCATACGAGCAGGACGATGCAGCCTTCGACCGCAAGCATTCGCATTATAGCGATGTTCGTAAGGACTTGGGTCTTGATGCGATTTGGTCTATGTATGAGATCGATAACCTCAATGAGCGTCATCCGTTTCCCAGTGATGCGTTTGTAGTCTACAAGAATCATTGGGGCGAGAACAAGCAGGTACATTGCGCAGTTTACGGTGGTACTTGGGCGGCTGTGTATGTAGCGGCTAATGCTTGCATCCGTGACTCAGGCGACGATCATCATGTGTTCGTTGAAAATTTCGAATTGAAGAACGGTAACGAACTTCATATGACAACTGGTTCTTAATCAAGGATTTAATATGCGTGAAGGTTATGGCATCTGCCCGGTCTGTAATGGTACTAAGGAAGTACTATTGACTGAGGGTGAAAAGCGATATAGTTGGAACAAGGATAAGACACATCGTAATTGTCACAATTGCGGTAGTCAGTACATGTACGGTACTCCCCGCGGCGAGGTTCGGTTGAACAAGGAAGGCGTTCCTTGTACACACAAGTATAGTAAAAGGACTATTGGTCGGTGCTTGACCGAATACACTTGCGAAAATTGTGGTGACCGTTATGAAATTGATAGCGGAGATTAAGGCTTGACATTTGATTAGTTTGGGCATATAATACATGTATAGACTGAGAAAACGGAGATACGAAATGAACACTGCACAAATCATTCTCTCGCAAATCAAGACGATTGACCCGATGGCGATGTTTGCTTGGGGTGCTAAGGACCTGATCAACATGGGTGACGGTCTCAAGTTCAAGACTTCGGGTATGACTCCGTACAAGGGCTATGTGTACATCAAGTACAACGCAGGACGTGACCTCTACGAGATTCAATTCTTCCGCTTCCGTAAGATGGAAGTCAAGATGGACAAGATTGTGGAAGATGTGTATGCCGAAGATATGGTTAACATCATTGATAGTTTTGTAGGTTAATTATGGTAATGCCCATTGACTTTGATGAGTTTAAAACCTTCTGTGAAGTTCAGGGGTATAAACCGGTTGACCAACGCCTAAACAAAAAGCCAGCAAATATATTTTCTACTCATACTCGCAACGGTGTTAAGGTAGAAATTAAGGTCACTCATAAAACTCCTATCTATGTAGCAGGACATGGATTAAACGATTACAAGTTATCATTCTTGCAAAAAGAATTGGAGCAAAAAGGAATGACCATTCTTAATAGAATGGCGAAGTTCCTCAAGATTAAAATTGCTGATGATGTATTGAATGGCTTTGAAGTATTAATTTCATTGATTGAAAACATCGATGAATTAATTCAACGGCAAAGAGCCAGTAGATTCTATGAACCAATAGATGGTGATAACAACTTTCTGTTCATTGCTAAAACATTAAGACTTGCTTATGAACTTAGAGTGGTGGGATCACCTTGGTCTAGATTAATAATCGGTGACGCATTAGATAAACTTGTTTATGCTGGAATCAGCAAAGCCGGTAAGCAACAACAATTGTCAGGAAAGGCGCCGTATAGAGAACATGCCAATCCGATGGATTGGATTACTGTATACGCATTTGAAATGATTAAAGCAGGTAAATCTGATGTAGAGGTCTCTGACATGATTAAGAGAAATTTAAAGTTGGCGTTAATTTCTGATGCCGAACAGGACTTACTTGACAATAAATTGGGACTAAAAACTACCATGCCTGAAGGGTTCAAAGACGGTGATGATCCACTAGCCCGCATTAAATTTGCAGGAATTGAACTAGAATAAGGCTTGACAAATAATCGATTTGGGTTTATAATACATAGTATTGAAACTGATAAAGAAGGACTTAGAAATGGCTCGCTATCAACGCCCGGTTCTGAATTTCAACGCTAGTGACGTTTGGGGTGCGGCATCGGCTGCCCAGCGTATCAACAACGCATACCTCAAATCGATTCCCGTTGACGAGAACTATCAGCCGGTAGAAGGTGTGCAGACCAATCGGCAGATCATTGACACTTTCCTTGCTAATCCTGACCTCATCAGTCAATCTGACCGTGAAGAAGGCGAGAACATTCGCACATACTACAAGGGTCTAACCTTCAAGATTTTGCAGGGTATCAAACTGAATGACTTTGATAACACTGCGATGACCATCGCTAACCGTGACACCATCGAAAGCAACTATGATGTTGCTGTCATTGCTAGCCTCCCCAGTTGCTATCTCCGTGCTAAGGTTCGTGATGATGCCAACGCCCGTGTCCGTGATGCTGATGGCGGTTTCATCAGTAGCCTAGGCAATAAGGTTACACTTGATATTGAGGTTGTCAAGTGTATCTATTCACGCAACTACAATACATATTTTGTGACTGGCATTACTGACAAAAATCAGGCAGTGTTTTTCAGTTACAAGGATGGCATGAATGCCGGTAAGCGTGTTAAGGTTGCCGGCACTGTCAAGGCACATCGTGACGATTCTACTCAACTCAACCGTGTTAAGGTGATCTAATTGAAATTCTTTTTAGGTTTTCTATTTGGCGTAATTGTATCCACAATTGGATTTAGTGGTCTTGCTAAACTAGCAGACAACGGCGTTAACAAAGTTAAAGAAACTGTACAAGAGCAGGCAAATAAATGAGCGGATACAACCTAGTACTAAAGATTCGCAGGCTTGAAGAAGAATGCAATAAACTAGGTTTCATGATGTGCCATGGACGCCATCATTACCATGAGTACGGAGATGTGGTTGCCATCAAGCCTAAGGATAGTGATAGTCTACCCATCTATGCACGTGATGCTGAACTATTTGCCGGTACACTAACTGATTTGGAACGATGGATACAAGGTGTTAAATGGGCTAGAGAATATGACCATATGCTCCGAGTGTCCAATTCTAAAAAGCGTGAACGTAAAGAGCAAGATTACCGCAATCAAAAACTTAAGCGTATGTTGATGGGCGAAAAGGTCAAAGATGTTGACAAATAGGTTGACAACTAGATATAATATTGCTAAAATAAACTATTGAATTGAGGAATCTATATGTCTGCCAGTTGGATCGCAAAACTTAATGAATCAGACGGTCGTCTGCACAAAGAGGATGTGCTTAAGCAGGCTCTTAGTGCTGCCAAACTAGGCAGTGTCAATGCACAGCGTTTTCTAACTTTGCTGAAGGTTTGCTATAACCCATATGTAACATTTGGTGTTAGGCAAGTTCCCGATATTCTCTTTGAAGATGGGAATGAAGTTGACAGTGAAAATCCTTGGGAAGAGTTTGAATTACTTCTGAAGGACCTAGGTCAGCGTGGATTGACTGGCAATGCCGCACGTGATGCTATCGAAGAAATGTCACAAAGGTTCGATAGTGTAGAGTGGAATAAGTTTTGTGCTCCGTTGATTCGCCGTGACATGCGGGCTGGCATTAGTTCTACTACAATCAATAAAATCTGTAAGGGTACCGACTACGAGATTCCTATCTTTGGTTGCCAACTCGCAACTAACAGTGAAGGGCGTCCTGAGATGAAGGGTACTAAGCGTCTTGAACCTAAACTTGACGGTGTACGTGTATTGATGGTAGTCATTCATAATGATTTTGGTGAAGTGTTGACTACTTGTTATAGCCGCAATGGTAAGGTCTTTGAGAACTTTATACATATCGAAGAACAGGTTAGTGAGAACTTTACTAAGATTGTTCGTGCATCAGGTAAAGCAAAAGATGAAACACGTGCATTGACTGAAGGATTTGTTTTTGATGGCGAAGTGATCGGTAATAGTTTCCAAGAACTAATGCGTCAGGCACGCCGTAAGGAAAACGTACAGGCTGATGATAGTGTGTTTAATATCTTTGACGTTATCCCATTGCAAGATTTTCGCAGGGGTCATTGGAACGCACAACTTAAAAAGCGTATTGCATTGCTTGAAGCAATTAGGCCTGTTATCAATGAAATGCCTAACGTAGAATTGCTACCTCACATTACAGTTGACCTCGATACGTTTGAGGGTAAGAGCCAACTTGAGCGTTATGCTAAGGATAACGTGAATGCAGGATTCGAAGGCATCATGATCAAAGACCTTGATGCACCTTATGAATGTAAACGTAACACTTTTTGGATGAAGTGGAAGCCAACTATTACTGTAGATTTGGAGGTCGTCGGTGTTGAAGAAGGTACTGGTAGGAATGTGGGACGACTTGGGGCTCTTGTTTGCTCCGGAGTTGACGACGGGAAAACTATTACTGTCAATGTTGGGAGTGGCTTTAGTGATGCTGATAGAGATAATCTTTGGCGTGACCGTAATTTGGTTACTGGTCGCACAGTTGAAATCCTGTGTGATGTAATTACACAGAATCGTGACGGTACCTATAGTTTGCGTTTCCCTCGCTTTGTAAGATTTAGGGATGATAAATGAACGAAAGAATTAAAGAACTTGCAGCCAGGGCTGGATTTGGACCCACTAATGATCCGCATGTGCGACAATCGTTTGATGTTAATTTGTTTGCTGAATTGATTGTCAAGGAATGTATTACAGTTGTGGAAAATACAGACAAGACACAGGCGTATACCACATATGATTTAGCACAGATTGAAGGCACAATGAACAAGTGTGTTAAAAATATTAAAGAACATTTTGGTGTTACATAATGAGTAATCTTTGGTTTAATATTCGTTTTGGTACATATCATTGGCAGTGGGGACCTGATGGTATGAGTTGGCGTGAGAATCCTAATCAAGTATCATGCCGAAACATGCAACCTAAAACTTGGAAAAGATTTGCAATCTATTGCCTATTCGGGAAACACTTCTAATGTTCATGATAAATTTTAATATTAAGAATCCCTATAGTGATAGGTTCTTTTATATTAAATCTAAGAATGGAAAAGTTACCAAGAACAAGTCTTGGGAATTTCAAATCAATAAGACAAATGATCTAATAAAATTTGAGATTAATTTTACCACTAGACAATCCCATAGTGGTTTATTTGTTTCATTGGCATTGTTTGGATATGAATTACTTGTTGATATCCACGACAACAGGCACTGGGATTATTTTACCAACAATTGGGAAATTTATAAGGAAGAGGATTAATAACATGCAATTTAAAAAGATTGAATATCACCAGGTACATAGTCATTTTAACTATGATATCCCCGAAGAAGATGTTGTTGAAACGTTTGGATCAGTAGAGCGTTTCAAAGAGATTGCTAGCCACATGAGTAGTAACGATTGGAACGTGCCTGACGGGGATGAACCAACAGATGAAGAGTACGATGCCTTTGTTGAGTTTATTGAAAACTACAACTATGATCGGGAAGATGATTGGTTCAGTGATCGTAAGGGAGGCTACGAAGTGTCCTACGAGGTAGAGGATGATTGAAGAAGATTTTGAACCTTATGATTACAGTCAAGGTCAAGATTTAATCGGTAAAAGTTTTACTTTTGATGACGGAGACAGCATTGAAGTCATTCAAGTAAAGCGCCGTGAGACAGGACCTTGGGTGACATATCATATTCAACAAGGTCCTGGCATACCTAGAAAGATGATTATGTCACTTGAAGAGTTTATGGACACATATGGACATCTTTTCAAATAAGTCTATAGATATAAGGTCCTTA